CAAAACGCATTCTCGACTGAATATTGGTCTGCAAGAGTAGGATATGACTGGACTGGTACAGGTTTCGCAGCTGATTCTACAGCAGTAGCAGCAGGTGCTTACACAAAGAACACTTGGTATCAAACTTTGGGTATCAAATTACAAAAAATCTCTAACAAGATTCACCAATTAACTATGAGAGGTGGTGCAAACTTTATTGTTGTATCTCCAAACGTAGCTACAATTCTTGAATCAATGAACGGATTCTCTGCAAACCCAGGTAAAGATGCAATGCAGTTCGCAGCAGGTGTAACTAACATCGGTTCAATCTCTAACAGATATGATGTTTACAAAAACCCATATATGACAGAGAACGTAATCTTATTAGGTTTCAAAGGTTCTAACTTCTTCGAAACAGGAGCAGTTTACGCACCATATGTACCATTGATTATGACTCCATTAGTTTATGACCCAACCAACTTCACTCCAAGAAGAGGTGTTATGACTAGATACGCTAAGAAAATCGTAAGACCAGAGTTCTACGGTAAGATTATCGTTGATGGTTTAGAAGCTCTCTAATTTGAGTAATCAGTTAGGTTTTAAACTTAAAATATAAAAGAGGGGTGAGAAATCACTCCTCTTTTTTTATTTCTATATTTATAGGTGTATAACTCTATAAATTTTTTAAATAATGTCAGTAAACACATATTGGTCAGGTTCATCAGCATCAGAATTTTCCGCATCAGTAGCTTTATCAAAAGCGACTCCTTTTGGACTTTATGATTCCGATGCTGATTTTAGAAGTGATGCACCTAAAACTGCAACGTGGGTTGCAAAAAGATTAGGATATCCAATTGTTAATATTGAATTGGATAATGAGCAAATTTGGGCATGTTTTGAAGAGGCAGTTTCTGAATATTCATCTCAAGTAAATCAATTCAATCTTCGAAATAACCTTGATATTCTTAAAGGACAACCAAAAGGTAAAGTATCAAATTATTCTCAAACACTTGTAGAAGGTTCATTCCTTCCAACTGCAGTCCGTATGTCCCAACAATATGGAACATTGGCAGGAGTTGGTGGAGCTACGGAAATAAGAAAGGCATATATCGAACTTACTGAATCCGTACAAAGATATAATTTAATGTCAAGTTCAATTGATTTAGAACAAAACAAAAACTTCGCAAATATATTTAGCGGAAGTTCTACAATTGACGTTATGAGAGTATATCATGAAGCAATTCCGGCTATCACTCGTTTCTTTGACCCATATTCGGTAGGAGCTCAAGGCACATTAAACCTTATTTCTGAATTGGGATTTGGTAACTATTCTCCATCAGCACAATTCTTAATGATGCCTTTATATGAGGATGTATTGAGAATGCAGCATATAGAATTTAATGACCACATTAGAAAATCACATCATACATTCAATATTGTAGATAATAAAATCGAAATATTTCCTGTACCAACAAAGGGGTCACCAGCGAAGATATATTTTGATTATATGAGTAGAGATGAATTCGAACATGATTCACAAACTATTCAGCCTGATTCACTTTCCGACTATTCGGATATTCCATATGATTTTATTCAATATTCAAATATAAATGATGTTGGTAAACAATGGATTAGAAAATATACACTCGCACTTTCCAAAGAACTATTGGGAGCAATTAGAGAAAAATATAATTCAGTTCCAATACCAGATGGTGAAGTATCATTAGATGGTGCAGCATTGAGAGCAGAGGCACAAGTTGAAAAGGATGCACTCATAACGCAATTGAGAGAAAACCTTGAGGAATTAAGTAGAATTAAAGTGATGGAAAATAAAGCACATGAGGCAGACCATCAACAAGAAATGTTAAGAAAAGTTCCATTAAAATTATATGTAGGATAATATGCCAAAATTTTTAGTAGGTAGAGATATACAATTTTTAAGAAATGTTGCCAGAGAATTAGTCGAAAAGGTAATTGAAGAAACTTGCGTTTTATATAAAATTAATATAAATGAAACAAAAGTTAATATCTACGGAGAAGCAATGAATAAAACTTGGCACAGAGGTGTTGAATTATATGTTTTAATCAGTAAGGAAGCGGAAACGCCAAATTACGAAGGATTTGGACCGGATACAAATCAGAATGTAGAATTTCGTTTTGATAGAGAACATTGTAGAGAAAGAAATGCATACCCTGAAGTGGGTGATGTTATTTATTTTAACGATGCTTATTATGAAATAGATAATACAAATGAAATACAATTGGTAGGTGGATTGCCTGGCGGAGAAGATGAAACAAATGAAACATATAATAGAAGAAATTGGAGTATCATTTGTTCTACATTTATGGTATCTAAATCGAATCTTAATATTGAAGAAAGAATAAATTAAAAATAAATGTCAGTAAATCCATTAAGACCCGACCTTAATAGAGGTAAGGAAATAAAATCTGAAAAAAACGACCTCAAAAAAAGTGTAACTCTATTTGATATAGATTATGCTATGATGTCTTATTTGGAAGATACGGTTTTACCAACTTTAAAAGATGGTAAAGGTGTGGCAGTAAAAATTCCAGTTATTTACGGAAATTCGGAGAGATGGAATGGTTCACGTAAACAAGGTGTTTACAGAGATGCGAAGGGAAAAATACAATTACCTTTATTAATGATTCGTAGAACATCTATTGCAAAAGATGAAACAATGGCAATGCCAAACAGACATATTTCATATCCTGCTATTACTAGGTGGTCAAAGGATAATAGATATGACCGTTTTACGGCATTGGGTGGAAGTGTAAAACCAAAATATGAAATTTTCAGAATAGCAATGCCGGATTATGTTGAAGTAAATTACGATTGTATGTGTTGGACATCCTACACAGAACAATTGAACGAAGTAATTGAGCAGCTTAATTTTGCATCATCATATTGGGGTGATAAAGAAAAGTTTAAATTTAGAACATCGGTTGGTGAATTTAATGTAATAAATGAAGTTGGTGAAGGAACAGAAAGAATTAATAGAGTTGAATTTTCTTTAAATGTAAAAGCTTACTTATTACCAGAAAAATTTGATGGAGAATTAACTACTAGAAAATCAATGTCTACAAAAAGAGTTGTGGTTGCAACCGAAGTAGATGTAACAAGCGGAAGTGGTAGATTGGAGGGATTTTTAACAACACCATCCCCTTATTATGATAATAAGGACCTTATTGATTTCCTATCTATAAATGGTAGCAAGGTAGAAAATCCTGTATCAAATAATACAATTACATTTAATAATATAAAATGTATTAAAACACCAGCATCACTTACATCCGTTGTTACTAGTGGTATTATAGTAGGACCAGATTCGTATGATATTAAAGTTTATATAAATGGTACTAGATATTATTTTACAACTCACTTTTTGGTTGCAATTACATCAAATTCATTAACTATAAATTTTAATGCAGCTAATTTAGGATTCACAGTTGATACAAATGATGAAATTTCAATTACAGGTAAATTTATAGATGTGGTATAATGAAAAGAACTCTTTTAGATATAACTCAAAAAATAAGTAGAAAATTAGGAGATCCTGAATTGACACCAAAAGATTTGAACCATCCTACATATTGGATTTGGGAAGCAAAAGGTTGGAGATTTGTTGATGTATTAAGAGAAATAGAATTGAGAACAACACAAAATAGATTAAGAGTAGTAATAAACACTCAATATATTTCAGCAGATGATTATATAGTAGAACAAGGAGTAGATGGATTGGTTTTTAAATTTATAAAAAATCGTTTTGAATTTGATTTGGACGATGATGATTATATTGAAGTAACAGGAGATATAGAACAATATGCTTAAACAATTTAATTCAACCGCAAAAAAATTAAATAGGATTATACCAAAAATAAATCCTAATAATTTAAATGATGATTTATACATCACAGGCAGCTTATTGAACATAGAAGTACCTACATCCCCATCATTTGAATCACATACTAAATCAAATCCCAATCCTACAAAGTTAGTAAATAATAAAAATAAAATAGAAGCTTTTCATAATGAAATTTTACAATTTAGTGGTAGAACTATACGAAAACAAATAGATACATTTGATAATACTGGGTTTGGTTCACTAACAATTTATAGTGCATCTTTAGATTATGGAACGGAGGGTGCATCGCCAGAAAACTTTGAAATTTTAGTGTATGGTTTACATTTACCTGGACACTATACAATAAAAGAAGAAAATGGAAATGTAGTAATAACTTTATTAAATGATTACATAGATTACGATTCAGTTACAGCGAATGATATTTATGTTATAGGAAAATTTAAATAAATGGCAAACTTAATTAGATTAAAACAAATAGAAAGTTCATCGGCTATACAAACCGCAGCTATTGTAGGCGCAGATACCGCATCCGTTATTAATAATGTGGTTAGTGAATCTGCTGCAAGTATTCTTTCAGCATCAATTATAAATGTAGTTGTTAATAATATAGCTGCAGTGTTTCCGGATGGTGTTATATCCGGTTCATCACAATTGGATGGTTCAACTATAAAAAATCTTACAATTTCAACTGAAAATGCAGATAGATATTCGTTGGTTGTTAGTGGAGCTATGGCAGTTGTAGATGCAACAAATCTATCCGGTACAGATGATTTTGAAAATGATGTAATCGTTCCAGGTCAAATTTATTTGGTAACAGGAAGTGTTCCACCAACTGACCCATATGTTAGTGGAAGTTCACAATCCAATATAATAGACCAGGGAGAGTGGTAATCCGAAAAAAATTTATATTTATAGATTGAATAACTATAATCAACGGAGAATAACTTAAAATATGGCGCAAATAATTAAACACAGACGTGGTAGTTTAGAAGCACTATCAGCAGTCACCGCCTCACTATCCAAAGGTGAGATAATCATAGCAT